TTAAGATCAGATACTGCATCTTCTAAATTCTTGATACGCTTTTCCATTCCTTCCCAATCATCAACTGATGCTTCGTCATCATCTTCTCCTCTATCTTCTCCTGCTTCAACTTCTTCAGTAGTTTCTTCTTCTTCTGTTTCTGACTCAATTAATTCAGCAACAATACCTTCTTCTTCAACTCTGAAAGAAAGACCATCATCAGTCTTATAAGTTCCGACAGGTAATAAGATTGTAGTACCATCTTCAGTTAATACTGAGATGTCCACTCCTGCTTCTAATTCTTCAGCAGTTGAAACAAAAATAGTTCCATCTTCTGACTTCCCTTGCCAACCTAATTTAACTTCTTTGTCAAGTCCTAAAGCAACTAATATTTTTTCTTTTAAATCCATAGTAATTTTTATTTATAGTAAGTTTGTATTATATAATAGAATAGTTATTTATTTATTTGATTTTTACTTTATTGAAGGCATATTACTAATATATTTTTCTAAAGTTTTATTAGTAGTTCTTAAATCTTTTAGCTCTTTAGGTTCTTGTTTTATTCCCAATTCTGAAAGTGCCTTTGTAGTTTGTGCTATCAAATTCTTTTGTATTTTTATTTGTGTTTCAGCAGTTTCTGTAACAGCTTTAGTTCTTTTTATTGCTGCTTCCATTTGGTTTTGGGCTTTACCCATATCCTGCATAATTTTATTAGAACTACTTATCCTGTCTTTTACATCATCTATTAGTCCTAACTCAACCTTTTCAGTTTTTAGTTCAGTTTTGCTTTGTATCATTTCATTTAAAGCACTTAGTATTTGTTGTGGTGTTGGTTTCATATTATTTTAATTTTGAAAGAATAGATTTTGCGTCTTTAATAAATCCGTCTATTTCTTTTAATAAACTTTTTGACGCTTCATACTTTTTATATACAGGTAGTTTATTTACTGAAATACCTAATTCTGCTGCTTGTTGAGCAAGTGCGTTAAAAGCACTTTTAACATTTCCTTCTGCTTCATCTACAAATTTATATTTATCATTTGCAGCAGCATTTAATTCCTTCCAGTCCGCTACTAACCTAGTTATACTAAAGCCGCTTGTATTTTCTTTTAAAGTTAAAGCATCTTTATTTATACCATAAGCACCTGACCTTTGGTTTTCTAATTTTTCTATTGCACCTTCTAAATCACCTACTCCGCCTAACTCAACTTTCTGAACACTTAACAATTCTTTTAGTGCAGTTCTTACTTCTTCCGTTGTTGGTTCTTTCTTTTGCATTTGTTCAAATTTATTTGTGAAATACCCTTCTATTGAAAGTCCTTTAAGTTCGCCTGATTTTATCTTACTCCATAAATCATCATTTGAGATGGATAACATAACCATCCAAGTTCCTTTGGGAAGGGAAAATCCGTAAAGAGTGGACTTATCCATTTTAGGATCTTCTATTATCCAAGACTCTACAGTCAAGACTCCTGATACTCTCTCAGAATGCTCGTGAGTGGCTTTGTGGTGGTTGTTATGTTTTAAATATAACTCTGAAGCCTTACGTACTGTTTCAGGACTAAAATAAACATAGTAGTCTGAATCGGTGTTAGGATCATAACGGAATATCTGCTTGTTAGGAATAAGTGCAGGACTAACTAGCATTCTCTTTTCTTCGTCTACCTTAGCAAATGTCAAGTTGTTTTTCTCTTTACCAAAGAATACAAAGTCTTGCTCTATTGCAGGAGAACTTACTAGCGAGATAGCGTCAATAGCTAACTCTTGACTATCATCTGCTATTACTAATTCTACTATTTTTGTTTCTTTCATATTATAATTTAATTAAAGTTAAAAATTAAAGTTAGGTTACTAAGAGAACTTTTGCGTGTATGCCTTTCGCCTAACTTTAATTATTTGACGCTTCCTTTCAAGTCAGTTATTAAACTTTGCAGTTTTTTTCGTAAAGCTCTAGTTTCTTGTAGTTCTTTTATTTTGTCAGGGGATATGCCTAATTCTTTTGCTGCCGATATTAACATATTATTGTCTTTAGGAAGGTCTTGATTCGCAAATCCATCAAGAACACTAATAGTATTATCTAATTTTTTCTCGCTTTTTATATATTTTTCTTTAGCTTCAGAAAACACTTTTTCTTCTTTTTTAGCTTCTTTAAATAATTGCTCTCCTTTTTTTAAGTTTTCTTTTAATATCTTAATGCTTTTTAACTCTACTCTTTCAACTTTACTCAAATTATATTCTTTTAATTCTTTCTCGTATTCTTCATATGACTTCTTTCCTAGTGGTGTTGGTTGCATTTTACTGTATTTATGATTAGCTGATTCACAGGCTTCTTTAGTAGCGTATTCACACTCTCCTGTTTTACCCCATTTGTATTTATCGTCTTTACATTTAGTACACGGCATATTATATAATAGATTTTTAGTTAGTTTATTTGATTTTTAAATAGTAGCTCTACGTCTTATATTTGCTAATTGATTCTGGCTATTAGACATCTCGTCAGTTACTACAAATGCCTTGACAGGTTCAGGAGCTACTCCACCGCTTAATTCAAAAGCTCCTGACATCATTTGTGGTGCGGGAGTTTGTGGTGCTGTTCCTCCGCCTCCACCTCCTCCACCACCACCACCACCTGATTCTGCTGATTGTATAGCTTGTATATTCTTCAATCCCATAGCAACTGCTGCTGCTGCTGCAACCGCTCCAAGTGCAGGACCAACTACAGGAATCCCTACCATTGAAGCATAAGCAGCTTGTGCACCTTTATAAGTATCAATAGTTGCTTGTACTATTGCCATAGCCTTCCCTGCTGCTGTTTCTTCTCCTAATATCTTAACCATATTACCTGCCGTACTAGATGCTATATCTAATTGTTGGTCTGATGACATTTGAGCAAATTTTACAATCTGCTTTGTATTAGCCTTAACAATATTAGCTTTATCTCTTTCGTATTTTTCAGTAATAGCAGTAGTGTCCATTCCTGACTTCCTAGCCATTTCTAGCTGCATTTCATAAGAGTTCTTTAATTCTTCCAGCTCTAATGCTATACCTTCAAGACTTGCGTTTAATACTTCCTTCTTTATTTCACCTAATTCTTTATTTAAAGAAACTTCATTAGTCATTTGCTCACTTCTAAACCCTGCTACTTGAGCTTCAACTCCTGCCCTGTCATTTAATGCTTGTTGATAAGCAACTTGTAACTCTACATTCTCTTTATTAGCTGATAACTCTAATGCTGCTGAAGCGACTCTAGTATCTGCTAGTGCTAACATTTTTGTTTCTTGTTCATCAAGAATGTCTGCAAGTTTTTGATTGGCTGCTATTCTTTCTGCAAATGTCTTAGTTTCATCATCTCTTATTTGTCTTTGTAACTCTGCTTGTCTATCATATTTTTCAATCAGACCTTGTATAGCCGCTTCTGCTAATTTTGAACTATTTGCAGCAGCAGTTGTAGCTTTTGCTAGTTCATAGTTTGACTTTATACTTATTTCAGATATTCCTTCAATAGCCTTTTCGCCAATAGCTCCTATCTCACCTATTGCATCACCTATATTATTGTAGATGTCTGCTCCTGCACTAACTGCTTCCTTTGCTATTTTTGCTAGGGAGTCTGTTGTTTCGTCTATTCCCTTCTTTAGCTCTGCTATCTTTTTAGGATCTGCTCCTCCTACCCACTTTTCCCACGCTAATTGAACTCCCTGAATACCTAATTTAAGTCCAAAGAATGCAACCTTTAAAGGTGTTAAGGCTAGTGTAACTAATCCACTTAATGTTTTTCCTAATCCATCAAATCTATCAGTTGATTTTGTAGTCCAATTAAAGACTTCAACAAGAACATTTGCAACTTGATTAAAGGTAGTGGATATTGTACCCATAATGGTATTAACAGTATTCATTACTTTTTGATTCCTTTCTAAAGATTCTTTAAGAGAAACAAATAATGCTATCACTAAACCAATCCCTGCTGCTTTTAAAGCCATTCCAAAGCCTTTGACTGCTGTACCTATTGCTTTGAATCCCTTACTCCCTGACTTACCTGTTTCTTCTAATCCTTTATCTAAGTCTTTGGTTTCATCACTAGCCTTGCCTATACTTTTTCCTAAGTCATCAGTTTCTTTAGTAACATTTTTAATATTACTCTTTACTTCCATTTCTAAAACTTCCTTTGCCATTGTATTATATTTTTATTTCGTAAAGATTAAGAGTACAACTCCAACTTATATTCATATTAGCTGCTCCTGTTACTTGAAAGTCCATATCAAATGACCCACTAAATCCGACTGCTGCTGTCCACCCTGTAACTGTTCCTGTGCTACCTAATGTTGATACTGATTGATTAGGTGCTTTTTCATACACTATCCCTGTTGCTCTTAATAATATTCTATCATTAACACTACCTGCTGCCGTGCCACCTGTTCTTACACCCATTACATTTGCTTCAAAGCCTGTAAAAGAAGTTGTAATAGCATTAGCATCTCTAGCTATTGTTGTTATTGAAGAATTACCATTAACAAATAACTTAGTAGCAGTAGCATCTGTTGTTGTTCCTGTTAAAGTTACCACAGAACTTTGAGCATATCCTTTTCCTGCTCCACTAAATCCACCTCCACCAATAACTACCTCTCCATCTCTTTGAGCGAATCCATAACTCCCTAATACTGATGCTGTACTTACTCCATTAGCTATTTCATTATTATTTCCTATTATAATGTTATTTCTTGAATCTCCTTTTACAGTATTCGCTTCACCCATTATATAGGTGTTGTTAGTTCCTGATTCAGTTACATTCCCTGCACCCTGAACCATATTGTTTTCATTAATTAAATTTCTACCTAAATTAGTGCTAAAAGTAAAAGCTCTACAAGTTCCTGTAGATGAATCGTATCTATATCCATAGGCTTCACAAGCAGGTTGATTAGGTACTACTGTAATAGTTCCATCAGTAAAATAAACCTCTCCACTTGCTGTTATAGCTGAGGGTCTTATAGAATATCCTGGTAAGTTTTCCATTATGGTATAAGTATAAATTCAACAGTTGCTAAATCATTTGGTTTGTAGTCTATCTTATTAACTCTAAATTGTCTATTCTTGATAAATACAGTATCATACATATTGAAAGTATTAATATCTCCTGCATTTAGATTTACTTTGATACTCATAGTTCTTGTGTCTGCATTATATAACTCTCCAAAATATGGCTGCCAATATCTGCTGAATAAATTATCAGCAACAGGAGTAGGTCCGATTAATTGACAAGCTCCAAAGTTAAAGTCTTTTGTATCAGTTGCAAGAGGTATAGGTGTAGTCGTAACAGTAGGGATAGCTGTTAAATGACTAAATTGTAAAAATTGGTCTTCAGCAGCAATAGCTGAGTCTGTATTCTGAGCAGGTATTGCATAGGTGCAACTTGTCAAGTCTTTAACACCATTGTTATACATAATTCTTGGGCTATTATCAAAGCCTTCAGACGTACCATCAGAGGAATCGTAAGAATAAATAGAAGGAGTTATAAAGTCTGCAAATTGTTCCATTAAAGGTTTTATTACTGTTGCTGCAAAAGGTTCTGCTATTATTTCATCTTGTCCTTCTAATATTGTAAATGCTGTTGCTGTATATTTCAGACTTCCGTATAAATGTCCTTCTACTGAAGTCCTGTATAAATTAAAAGCATAGTCATCATCATCTTCTACAAACTTAAATATTGTTTCTTTCTTTAAGTCAGTTAAAGGACTTAGTTTTATTTCTGATATATCTATCTTGTCAGTCCAATCGTGAGCTATACTTCTTGCAGCTAAAGACATACCTGTTGGAGTAGATGCTGAAGCACTATTTGTATTATTTATAAATACATCAGTATAAGGTTCTATTAAGATGTTGCTAAGATTTGACTTGTCAGGAATAGTTACTAAGTTAAACATAGTCATAATTCCTTTTAAAAAATCCCATTGGTTTAGTTCTCCTCTTAATGCTTGTAATAAAGTAGCGTCTGATGTATTAGCTGCACCTGTTGTTACTGTCAATATGTTTTGTGGTACACCAAATGTAAACGCTCCTGTACCATCTATCTCCATAGCAGCTCCTGATATCTCTTTTATTCTCATCCCTAGTGTATCTCCTATTGCCATTGGTGGTGTTGTGAAACTTCCTGAGTAACTATAAGAAAAACTAAATTGAGTTGATACTGGATTAAAAATCTGTTCAACTCCTCCTGCATCTGTTACTACCCACTCACACTCAAAACTTGTAGTACCAAGATTATTAAACTCCATATCAAAATTTATATCATAAGTCTGAGCAGCAGCAGTTGCAGTAAAAAGCCCTGTACTACTATCATATCCAAAACTAGCAGGTAGCGGACCTCCATTCCAAACAACGTTATCAAATTCTACATAGTCAAAAGCACCTGTTACTGCCCAATCATTAATCAGCCACAAACTTCCTGTATTATTAAACACTTGTGGCACAGGAGCATCTCCCCAATTAAAGTCCATAAATAACTTTTCAAAATCAGCACTATCAAAGAATGAACTTGTAAAAGTAAAAGGTGTGGCAGCAAATATCTTTTCTATTATATATTTAATATTAATAAAAGGTCTAAATGCAGCCTCTAAATTAGGCAATACAGGAAAGAAACTACTATCATATTGAAAGTTATGCGACCAATCTACAAAAGGATATTTTAAAGTATCTCCATCTCTAAACGAGGAAGTAGCTGCATTGGTATAAGTTAAAGCTCCTGTCCAACTAGCCTTAATGTTTGTGATTGTGTAGTCGTGTTCTAATTCCGTAAAATCTAATAAAACAAAATCTTTTACTTTTAATACATCAGCTAACGCTACGGCTTCTGAATATAGGTTTACATCATAACTAACTTCACCTTCTTTATCTTGTACGTTTATCAATCTTAAATATCCTTCAAATAAAACAAAGCCATCTTCTCTTAATATACATTGTGTTTTTACATAAGGATTAAATCCTATAACGCCATTAGCTGTTCTTGTTATTTCAAATATATTATCAAAGATCTGATTATTTCTTTTTGTTGCAGGTAATGAAAACGCCTTAGAATAAGATTGTACTTTTTCTGCTACATTTTTAAAGTCATCAATACTTAAAGTCAGAGGTATATCTTCATCTTCATAAAGGTCGCAAATTACTGAGCCACTAGTTAAGTCAAAAGCTGTGGTTGTTACTATTGTTTGTTCTACTAATACTTCACTTATTGTAACTGAATTACACCCTGCTCCTTTATAATGTACAACTACTATATCTTCAGCTGTTACTGCTGTAAAGTCTAGCTCAACATATCCAGGAAACGATATTGAGCCTAAATTTCCAACAGCACCAACAGTGTTTGCATAGATAAATCCTGCTCCTGCAGTAATAGTTGGATTCAAAACAGCTATATTTAAATCTCCTGAAGTGCTATTAGAAACATTTACTCTTACAGTATATGTTTGACCTATAGTTAATCCGCTAAGTCTTTGTATTATTGCTGAGGTGTAATCAACAGCTGCACAAGTACCTGCTCCTACACAAATAGCTGTGAACGTAACATCTCCTCCACTTTGTGTTGGATAGGGAGCAGAGCTTGAAGGTTCAAGACACCACATATTAAAAGTCTTATAGCTGTACCACGTCAAAGGCGTTAATGTAGAAGCATCTCCTCCCCCAAAGTAAGTTCTTACTGCTTTTTTTATAAAAAGCTGTTCTTGACTATAAGTTACAGCCATTGTTGAAGGAAAATTTGGAGTGTACAAATCCATTGTATATAAATTTGCACTACCATTTAAAGTGCTAAAAGTACTACCATCACTAATAAAACTTGTAGTGGTAGAAGTAGTTACTCCATTAGAATAGCCTTGATAATTTTGTGGATATAGTTCAAGTTGTACTGACATTATACTGATTGTGTTCTTAGGGTTCTACTTTTCTCTACCTCAAACTTATATTGCATTACTTTATCATTAGCTATTGTCTTTTTAGTAAAGCTAGAACTCTTTAATCTTACAGGTGTTACGTATTCATTTAATAGTTCTGTTGTACTTACTGCTACTGATGTGGTTTTATATGAATCTAACATATAAATTTCAGGACTGTTAGTTAGTTCTTCAAACATTACTGTATCATCTTCCGATACAAAATCAGTATTGATAGTAATAGTTTCAGTTGCATTTACTCTAAAAGTCTTAGTACCACCTTTATAGCCATAAGGAGTGTACATACTTCCATTCCAACTTCCTCCTAGTTGGTTGTATGTCGTTCCTTTTGTAGATGTTTTTCTAATTGATTTCTTTGTAAAGGTGTAGTAATCCCAAGCTCCCCATTGATTTAGCCAAGTGAGTCTTATGCTTTCATATCCTTTAGTGTCAGGGCAATTAAGATAGATTGTATATAATTGTGTCAGAGCATCACCTGTAGAATTTTGTAGTTGTACTGTATAATACCCACCATCAAGAGTTCCTAAAGCATATGCACTCCGAAACCCTGAGGAGTAATTCCTAAGATTTGCAGGAAAACAGCCTAAATGAAGTAATTGGTTTGAAGCATCAGAACTCCAAGTAGTATAAGCTCCACCACCAGCAGTTACATAAGCATTAATGTTTCCTTGTTGTACTCCTGCACTATTATAGTATTTAAACTTAGCCTTATCTAGTGTTGCAGCCATAGCACTACTTGTTATTAAAAAAGAGAGAGTACCATAATCTCCTCCATTAGCGTATTGAGTAGTAGGAGCATTAGTTAAAAATTTCTTATCACTAGCTCCTATTTCAAAATCAGCTATGTCATATCCGAACCACCCTGCTTGAGTAGTAAAAGTATTTCCTACATATTTAATATCTGTACTTTTTAAGTAGCCATTAAAAACAAGATACTCGTCTGAAGCTATCCTTGTATCTGCATCTTCTTCTACTGTATTATTTGATGTATTAAGATATTCAACACTAAACCTAATAGCTAGATGCCTAACACTATGATTATTTAAAGAATATTCATCAATTAAATGAACAGGGTGTGGCTCACTATCGCTTGTTTCTATTCCTTTAAACTCACTACCATTAGAAGCTAGATTATCTGCTTTAACATAATTACCAACTATTGTGCTTACGTCTATCATTCCCCTTCCTGCATTATTTGGTGTTACCTTGAAAGAGCCTATCACGTCATCAGGATCAGCTATAACAGGTGGAGTAGTGCTACTTACATAAATCCTTACAATAAACTTTACATTAAGTTGATTTGTTACAGCATCATCATTTGATACTACAAACATCATTTCTTGTCCTATAGGTGCTATGTTATATAAAGGTGCTTGTTCTATTTTTGTTACTGCCATTATTTTATTGTTGTTATTCCTTCTATTATATCTTCTTTTACATTCCCTAATAAGTCTTTGCCAAATTGTTTAAGTCCTAATCCTAAAGGCTTTTGAAAGAAACTTGTACTTTCAATACCTTTCTTTTTAATACTTCTAGCAATCAAAAATGAGATACTTTTCCTAGACATAAACCTTCCCTTCTCATCTCTTGGTGCTATTCCTTTTTTGACTATCCACTTGTCTAATACTCTACTCGGTGGCTGCTTATTAGTATATTTATAAGGACTTGATTTTACTTGACCTTTATAATCTTTAAATGTTCTTCGTTGTTCATTTCCTGATACACCTTTATCTACAAATGTACCATAGCTATCCATATAGAATTGTACTGTAAAGCCATCAGCATCAGGTACTACTTTAAAGCTAATAGAACTCTCTAAATTAGTTCCACCACCTTTAGCTTTTTGTAGATTACCTTTAGACCTATTTACTACTTGCTTACCAAAGCTATTTAAGTACCTTTCTATATTAGCAGTTTTCATTATACAAGAGCAACAAATGTTTCAACTTGGACATCTTCACTTCCTGAAGGTCTTACTTGCACACTTGTTATATCTTCTAATGTAGGAAAAGCAGGACTTGTATCTTCTTCTCCTATTGCTCCTTCTTCTGCTTGAAACAACATATGCGAACCCCCTGCTCTTACTGTAACTTGATAATTAGTATTTGTAGTAACTAAAGCTAATTTCATATCTTCAGTTGAACTTAAATTTGTAATCCTTAAATACTTACAATTCTCTACATCTAAAGCTCCTGCTGAAGTATAAGGTGTTGTTGCAAAAGTACATATTGTTGTAGTTTGAGAATGGGTTGCTGTCAAGACTCTTTCATAGGTATCAACTATACTTCCTACTGTTATACTATTTGATGATCCTCTCAACGCACCATTAACTGTTACACTTTCGGATATTGTTACTACTAAATTTGCCATAATTTTATATTTTTAATTTTATTGTTGGTGGTATAAATTGTATTTCTATTTTACCTATTTTTATTTTATTTATTCTTTTTAATATCTTTAACATTATCCAATCACTACTTTAGGAGGATAACCTGCTCCTTTTGCGGATAATATAGGTAAAGTACAAGTATCAAAGTCATACATTACTTTAATGCCTATTGTAAAAGTCCACCCACATAAAAGATTGTCAAACCTTTCTTGGAATGGTTCTATTGTAAATTCATCTTCCGTAAAGTACACAGGGTCGTTAATGTCATTCGCTCCAATCAAGGATTGATATACACTATGTCTAAGCATTCCTATAAAGTCAGTACATATTTCTAAAGTTTGATTCCATACTTGCTGTTCATTAGTCTTAGTGTCTATTAATTTAGTTAGCTGCTCTGCTTGATATGTTTTCCAATTCTCTTTCTCCGAAACTAAATCACATATAAAGATTTGAAAGTTATAGATAAGAGCTGAATCTTCTGTACTAACTGATGTTGGATTGATATGCAAGAGTGCCATCTTTTCCTGCTTCTCAAGATTTACGTCATATATATCTCCAACTGATACTGTTGCTATTTGTTCGTGATACTGCCCTAGTCGGCAAAGAGTGTCTATTACGTTATTATATGTCTTATTGTTTACTGCCATTTTTTACTTTATTTTGTGAGTCTAAATCTGTTTCATAACTTAACCAAGTTAAGCATTCTAAAAGACTAAGATTTGTTATTCTTTCTAAGTTTACAATCTCCCCTCCTGTGAGCCTATACATTACTCCGAACCACCCCCACTTTTCTGAGAAGGATTCACTTGCAATTGCATCTTCATTTCCTTCAGCCGCTCCGTCAAAAATGATGGCAAAGTCAGTAGCAATTCGTTTCCTAAACGATAAAAAAAAACCAGCGCACTTTGCACTTGCTCTGCTGCCATCTTCTTCATTTCTTCTGTCCTAATCTTTATATTGCCATCATAGGCTTCAATAGTATAGACATCATTCTTCTTTTCCGTTATTGGTCTATAAAGGACTGCCATTAATTCAGGCAAGTTCTTTTCAATATCATTCTTTATAAATGTTTCTATATCGGCATACTCACCTAATGTAATACTATCCAAGTCAGGGTGAAAGCCATACTCTTTACCATCTATTTCAACTATCCTTTTTAAAGAACTATCTTGCTTTGACTGAAGCTCTGCTATCTTCCCCATTATAATAGCTACATCTTTTAACTCCAACTGCTTAATTAAGTCTTTTGGAATATTAGATAATGCTGCTATTGTTTCCTCTGCTTCTTTGCTCTTACTGCCTTCGTGAAAGTCAATTAGCTTCAACCACTTTTCAAGAGTTACATCTGACCACTTACTAATTAGCTTGAACTCTTTTACTTTTCCCTTCTTCTTAATTTTTACTTTCATAGCTTCTTATATTATATAATAGAAATTGTCGTTTTTTAGTTTACTGTACAAAATACCTACCTGCATTTGGATTGTCAAGGTGGTATATAATGTTATATCTTATTCCGTCTATTGCGTGATTATAGTTATCTACGTACAGCTTAGAGCCTTTATCTGCATAGACATAATTGTTCAGCTCTTTAGCTATATTAGTTGATTCAGGACTTACTACTAAGTGATAGTCTTGCATTCTAGTTATACCACTTTCAATAGTTCCTTTTTTAACAGGCTTAATGTTTACTCCTAAATGCTTTAAATCGGCAATTAGACGTGGTTCGCTGCTGTCAGCGATAATCAACATATTATCTACTTTATCTAAGACTATTTGAGCTAGTTCTTGACTCTTTAATCCATTACGATAGACGTGTTCTTTAAGGTATATCTTCTTATGCTTCTTATCAATAGCTACTTCAGTAAGCGAGTCAGGGTCTATACTAAATCCAAAATCCATTCCACAAGATGTTTGAAGTTCATCAGGATTAAATTCTCCTATTGACCAATTGTCAAATACTACACCCTCTGCACGATCTAGCCATTGTCCAAGCAGTTTTTGCTTATACTTCTTGAAGTTAGTGTGCTTTATAGCTTCTACACGCTCTAGGAAGCTCTCTGAGAGATTTTCTTTATTGTCTAGGTATGTACTATGGATATAGCATACATTCCCTTTAACGCCATTAAAACCTGCTTCTATTCCTTTGCCCTCAAAGAATCTTTCATATATCCAATTGTCTTTAGTAACGGGATTCAAAACTAAGATGATTCTATTTTGTATATTCTTTTCTCTAATACTAAGGTCAATTGTATCAAAGATGTTTTCGTCAATAAGTTCTTCAGCTTCATCAAGTACCCAATTAGAAACCCCTGTTAAAGACTTTAGACTAGCTGTCTGATTTCCTGCTGATGTCTTGATACCTCTAAATAGAATGTCTGACTTGTTCTTTAGATTTACAACCTCTGCCTTGTTTACACTAAAGACTTCATCATATCCTAATAGGCTTATCTTTTCTAAGAACTCAGGTATTATTGAAAGACGTGCTGAGGTCATAGTGTATCTTGTAAAGAGTATTCTAATTCCTTCACTCATAGTTAGTAGCGTTAGAAAGACTGTAACAGCAAAAGACTTTCCCGATCCTCTACCTCCTGTAATTATAAAGTATCTAGCATCAGACTCAAAGAGTGGATTATATTTTTCGTTAAGATTCAGTTTTTACAAAGTTTATTAAAGGAACATTAAGGCTTTCTTCATTTGAAGTAACATCTACTCTTTGTTGAGGTTTGCCATAGAAGTATTCAAAGAATAATTTAACAGCCCATTGTTCTTTCTTTTCTAAGCCCTTTTGTAATGACTCTAATGCCATTGCGTTCATAGGTGTTAAATTCTCTATTAGCTTTTGCTCTTCTGCTTTTGCCTTACGCCCTGCTCCTGTTCTTTTTCCCCCGTGTGTCATTTTGAAATAATTTGATTAATCAAGTTGTACTATATAATAGAAATTACTCGTATTCATTTGGTAGCATTAGTCTGATACCTAATTCACTTAAAGCCCATATTCTTATTTGGTCTGCATACACTTCAAAGTCTTTAGTGTTTAGTCTTGCTGTACTTTTAACTGTTTGCAGTCCTATCTGCTTATCGTTTATCTCTATGCTTTGCCATTCACTTGAGAACTTAACCTTTAGACAATCGTGCATTTCATCAGGAAAGTAGCCGAGTGATTCTCCTAATGGCTGTACTATACAAGCCCAATAGTAATTGTTTTGCATATTGCTTCTATTGTTTCTTTGTTTCTTTACGCTTACTATATAATTGCTATCAAGTTCCTTTAAGTAATTAAAAAGACTCTGCTTATCTTGCTTATTGTTTATAGCAAAGTTCAAAATAATTCTGTTTGTGCTTCATCTGTTTTCTTATCTTCTAGTGCTTTGTCTATTCTTGCCTTTGCTATTTCGCAATAGTCTTTGTCTAAGTCTATACCTACAAATTCAAATCCTTCTAAGGCACAAGCCTTCCCTGTTGAGCCGCTACCCATAAAGCAATCTAATACTATTCCATTCTTAGGAGTTACAAGCCTTACTAAGTATCTCATTAAGTCAGTAGGTTTAACTGTTGGGTGGTGATTTTGCTTTTTAGTGTTAGTTCTGTTTCTAGGATTTTCTCCACCTTTACCATCTGCTATTTTGCGGTCTGCTTTCCTTTTATATTCAAAATCTTCTAACCCCTCATTCCTATCTTTCTTACTTGCTTTTGCACAATAGAAAAATCTACTACTTTCTTCTAATAAATCTGTTACCTCATCACTTCCATCGTGTATAAAGTTAGCAGGGAATCTGCCTTTTGTATCATCATATTCGCTTCTTTCCTTGAACCCACCAAAGCCCTTCATCTCTGTTGGTGGTGTGCTTCCTGGGCTTTCTGGTTTTCCTTCAACCCTACACCCATCTATATTAATTCCACCTACTCCATTCTTTAATACATTTTCTGCTACTGTTCCTTTAAAGGGTTTTCGTGCCATTGTAATAGGTTCTAGTGCAGGTTTTAAAGCAGTACCCCAACCTTCCCATTCAGAAGTTCCTTTTGTAGTATTCCATTCGCTTGTCGCTTCACCACCTTTTGTAGTATTAATGCCAAATCCTTTTATCTTATTAAATCCTTTTCCTGCTTTACCCACACCACTTACTTCTCTTTCATTACCCTGCAACTTATCTACTGCTTTACCTATGTTATGACTTTTAGGAAAGCCACTACCATACACCCAAGCAATCACATCTCTTATTTCAAATCCTGCATCCTCTATATTTACTGCCATTCTATGCTGTGTTCTTGTTCCTGCAAAACTTAAAAGATAACCACCCTCTTTTAATACTCTAAAGACTTCTTGCCAAAGTTCTACACTTGGCACATTATAATCCCACTTCTTGCCCATAAACGAAAGTCCATAAGGAGGGTCTGTAACTACTGAGTGAAAGTAATTATCAGGAAACTTTTTTAGTTCTTCTAAGCTATTGCCGTTTATTATCATTAATCAAATGGTTCGTTTATACCTCTTTTACCTACTAGCTTTTCTTTAGCTCCAGCCCATAGCTTATCTCTTTTTTTACTTAGACTAGGCTCTGTACGTCTAAGACTTGGCATTCCTTCTTCAGGTTCTGATTCCATCCATTCTCCACAATCACAAAGAGCTTGTATAGTTACCCATCTACCCTCTCTCATAGCGATAGTTGCTTTGCCTATCTCTTTAGTTATGCCACATTCACATTTATATATTGTCATATTATTCTTAATTGTGAGGTATGATTATTAATTCTTTCCATAGCCTTCTTATAGTATTCCTTATCTATCTCACAAGCTGTCAAATCATACCCTAAATTATGACAGGCTATTGCGGTACTTCCGCTTCCTAAAAAAATATCTATTATTTTATCCCCATCTACGCAAAAATTATGCAATATACGTTCAGACCATTTTACAGGCTTTGGACAACTGTGAAAATTCATTGTGGGGTCAGGTGTTATTGGTGCTTTTATTACATCAACCCCCTGCTTTGCAACCTTACCATAAAATAATACTGGCTCCCAATTATTAAAACCAACTCTACTTCTACCCATAGCAGCAGGTTTATGCCAACATAAAACCCATTTAGGTTTTTTTATTTCGTGCCATAATCCTAAATTGTCTATTCCGCAACTAATAAAAATACCCTTTTCACATATTCTTTCTAGCTCTGAAAACCATTTAAAACACCAATCTTTATATTCCTTTTCACTTAAATTGTCTTTGTACTCATTATATTTAAAATTCAGATTGTAAGGTGGGTCTGTTATAGCAAAATCAAAGTGGTTATCCTCATACCTTGCCATTAATTCCAGATTGCATTCGTTAGTTATTGTCATTCTGCTAAAGCTCCTGTATTAATATCTTTTTCCACATAGAGTCTATCTAACTCAAAGTGTAATACATTTATTGCTTTCTGTATATCTTGTTGAGCTGAACTCCCTTCTTTTTTACCTGCTCTTAAAATATATTGTGCTGCCTGTGCTGTCCAGGCACTTAGTTGAAAATCATCTACTATTGCTCTAGCAGAGTATCCATATTTTTTACCTACATAATAGTGAGGTTCAGGAGTTCTTTTGTAATCTGTTTTCTTTGTCATTTTCTAATATTTTAATTAAACCTTCTTGTGTGTTTAGTGTTCTTGACCTTGATGACTTACGATATTCTTCAGGGCTGTATATTAGTTTGACTTCTTTTATTAAGTCATCATCATCATATTTTACAATCCATCTACTTGAATAGTGATGCTTGTTTCTTTTTAAGTGTGTTAAATAACTCATTCTGTATATTTTTTATATAGTTTTTTTATTCCATCATAACAAGTAGATATGCAAGAACCACAATTAGTTCCTGTTCCATAGTTAGTCATATAAATTGTATTGTAAAGCTCTATCATTTTCTTTTTAGTTTCTACATTCTTAGCTCTACCTGTTTTTAAGTTATCCCAAATATCCAAGATTTCTTCTATTAGATGTTGAGGTAAGTCATCAGGGGTTTCTATTTCCGTTGTTTTTTGCCAATACTTCTGAGGGCATTCCATTGGAGCTATTCGTGCTTTGATTTTCATAAAACACATACACCTCTTACAGTTTCCTGTGGGCTTAAAATAGTAAACACATTCTCTGCATATTTCTAAGCGTTCTTCATAGACTTTATTGGGTACAAAGAACTTATTCATTCAATTCCTTTTTAAGTATCTCTCTAACCTTATCTATTGTGGTGAATAAGCTGTTGCGACTTATCCTAGTCTTAGCAGCGAGTGAGTCAAGTGTGTTCCCTTCGTAGTAATAGAGTTTGAATAACTCCCTATCGTACCAATTTAACTTGTCAAGCTGTAAATCAATATCTTCTAATTTATCTAATTGAGTATGATCTATTTTCTCATTCGGAATGTTTGATATATTTTTATTATTTGCAATATTATGTGCAACATCATCATTACTAAAAGTTTTACTGCAATTATAACTAGAGCTGTCAATATGTGTATAATACTTTTCATACTTATAATAAAAATTGCTTCTTGTACTTGTTAAAGCCCTTCTTAAAGCTACTGCTCCATATCTTGTTATTCCATCAACTCCATCTTTATCCCAAATTGATTTTAATGTCTTTGGATTCATCTGCATAAAATATAGCATTAATTCTTGTACTGCTTCGTGTATTTTGTTTTTATCAGTTGTAATACCATAAGCCATTGTTCTGAACTTCTCACTTAGCTTTGATATTTCTAAATATATCTCAGTCATTCTTTGGCTCTAGCAAATCTATCTTTGATACTGTTTCTTGTAGCATTTCATCTAGCAACACCCTATAAGCCCTTACTACTGCTGCATTACTTTTGGTTTCTATTCCTGCAAAGAACCCATTTGTAGCTACTGATAAGTTTATTGGTATAATCATTATCCAATCGTAAAAGTTTCCGTTCTCCCTCATTCCCTCTCCATATCCATTGTGATATTCTATTATGATTTTACAGACATCTAAATAGTTGTTGTATTTAGTTTTAGTGCTTATGTCTTTTACAAACTCTTTACACATTGTAATATAAACATCTATGATTGATTGATGCTCTTGACTAGCGTAAATTGGTTTTGTCATACGCAAACTTAAAATAAAAGTTTACTCAATTCCCTTTTCTTTTTTTAACTTTTCAACAAGGTCTTTGTAATAACCTATCTTTTCTTCATAATCTATTCTAGAAAACTTTTGTGTTTGTCTTGACTTTATTTGTAAATCTTCAGCAGTTCCTTCTCCATATTTTGCATCAAGATTAAGTCCGAACTTATACTGCTGCCCTTGTCCAAAAAGATTGTCTGCTGCTGATTGTGGTTGTACATTAACCTCGCAGAAACGAGTTGAAAGACATTTTCTAGACATAAAATGACCTGCGTGAATACTCTTGTAGTGATAAACCCTCCCTGAAGTAAAGCATTGTACCATTCCTTGATCCGTTGCATCTCTTAGCCTTATGTAAAGACTAAACCATTTATCTAGTTCTTTCTTTAGTTTACTTATTGTTTTCATAACCTAAGTCTTTACGCCATTTATCTTGATAAGTTCCTTTTCTTAAATGATATTTCTTTCCTCTATATTCAGGTTCTTCTTCTTGAAGTTTAGCTCTTGCCCTTTTAATGCTTGGAGCTAATGTGAATTTACCCTTAGCATATAATCTTAAAAAATCTGTTATGTTCCGCTTATATGGATTAATATTCATATTTAATGCTTCTTCAAACCAAATATGAGTACACAACCTATTATCATCATCTTTTAGAGATGGGTTAGTTTTTAGTAATTCTCTTACAATTTCTTTTGTTTTCATTGGTCTTGTTGTATTATAAATACTATTAGTAATATGATTAATACTGTTGCTGCAATTGCTGTTTCCATTATTTTAAAAGTTTTGGTTCAGGTCTATAATATAGAATTTGCTTAGGATCTTCACCATTATCAAACTGTGACCTGGCTTCCCATATTAATGATTTATGACTTTTTAACCATCTAATATAGATAGGAATATTAAAGTGTATAAAATCAGTTTTTATGTCTGCTCTTATCCCTTCATAAAAAGCATTTTCAGCATCTTCAAAATAAAAGTTTTTATAAATTCTTTCTAAGTCTTTGGCTAAGTCTTGAGCCATAATCATAATTGTATCTTCTTCGACATTGTTTTGTCCTAATCCAATATAAGTTTTACTTACTAAATCCACAGAACTTGTTAATAGTTCTTCTTTTGTCATTGTTTTAATTTGTCTCATTTTTTAATTGTTTTAAAAGTTTTTCTTTTACATTAATATTCTTTTGTAAATGCTGATGTATCTTACTCATAGTTTGTGGTTTCTTTTGTTCTCTTTTCTCCCAAGTCCTAACACAGGCTCTCCAATCTTTCATTTTTGAGTTTTTACCAACAACCCAACCCTTGCTTTCATAGAAGTCCATAAAGGCTTCAGCATCTATATTATTTTTTCGTAAGATACAATAATCTTTAACATCATCTAATTTAGGTTTTTTAAAGAACGCCTTTTTATTACTATCTGTAAGATTAATATTAGTATATACTTTAGTATTAGTATTATCTGTAAACTTTTCTTTAGTAGGTATATTAACTAAAGTTATCAGACGAGCTTCTATTTGTTTACTATAGGGCTTATATATGTTAATACGCTTTATATAATTATGATCCTCTAAATTCTTTAGCCATTTCTGAATTGATACTCTGCTAACTTCATAGAGCCTACAAAAGTATTGAGTTGAAGCTGTGCATTTGCCATTCATATTACATAGTGCTGTTATCTCTGCATAAAGTAACTTAGCATTAGGTGTTAAGTTTTTGCTATATCTTACCTCAGCAGGGATAACGGCATAGTAGTTTGGCTTAGTCATAGAATCTCTAAATTATAGTTACAGTCTCTGAGGGCTAACTTACACAATTCTAGCTGTTCATAGAAGTCTTTGTAAGAAACTTTTATAGCAACCCCCACTTTACCTGATGTAATCTTAATTGTAGTCTGACAAATTGAACTATTCTTTACACCTTGCTCTCTAAGATGATGCCTTAGATGAAACATATCTGTAAAAGTTCTTTTTGAATCGTGTATGCTAGTATAAGCATTGTAGATTTTATTGAAACAATCTCTGTATTTTTTCCAAGAAGCATAGTTAGAGGTGTGCATTTTTTCATAGTGGTATATCAGACTTCTATCTCTTTTAAGCTCTTTGCTGATTATAGTTCTATGCGTATTATCTACCATTCTTGATACTACTGCTGCTACTGTTCTTGGTACTTGTAATTCACTCTTTCTGCTTTTAAAGGAAAGTGAACCCTTACGCAACCCCATCAAAGATGTTGTAAGATTGCATAAGGTTTTAAAATTATCTGCTGCTATCATTAGAATGGTAAATCTTCATCAGTAGGAGCTTCTGCTTCTTCTCCCATCTTAGCTATAAACCATCCATCTATATTATGATAGTATTTGCCGTTAAATTCTCTTGAAGATAAGTTGATTGACACATTAACTTGTGAGCCTTCTTCAATATCCCTTAAACCTTTAACCTTATCTCCAAAGAAACTTATCACTACTTCTTTATTATAGTCCGTTCCTTCTTGTTCTACAAGTATGGATTGTTTTGTCCATTCTTTTCCTGATTTTGATATACCACTTTCTGCTGGTAATTTCTTTACTAATTTTCCTGTAATTTTCATATTTATTTATTTATTATTTAGTTTCCAATTTATATACTTAGTTAATGTTTCTCCATCAAAAATTATTTTATCTTTTTCAGGTGCATAAGGATATTCTTTTCCGTTTGTATGCTTCTTAGTTTTTAATCTTTGGATTGGTAGTCTATATAAGAACCTGCCAATCCCCCAAGAAACACAAGCTCTTTTAAAAGCATCTGAAACGTGTCCTTTATCTTTCTCAACATTACTTTCTGATCCTGTGTCTGATTTCCACACCCATTCTTTGCCTGTAAATATACCAACTTTACAAAATAATAAGCCGTTTTGCTCATAATAAATAGTTTGCCAATTCTCAGCTCCTACTACTTCATCTAGTAAGTCCTGACAATCTCTTGCATCTATATAGGCTACACAAGTTGTTGTTCCAAATTTGGTTGATTGAACTCTCCATTTATAGGATAGTTCTTTAGTTAAATCTTTAATCTTTGTTTTCATATTTGTTTCTTCTTTTCTTTTAAATATTTGCTTTATTATTGGAGCCACTTCGTGTTCTTCTTCCTGTTCAAGTTCAGGCATATCCATAAGTGTTTTCTCTAATTCTTTTTTAGTTTGTTCTTCCAAAGGTATTGGCATTATCTTAAATTTAAAATTATAGCTCGTTTATTTATTTTGTATGCTTCTTTATATTGCTTGAGCTTTTTAGCAATTATCTTATTTTGTTCTTTATTGTAATGAAATGAGCCTTTCTTTTCAATCTCATAAGTATAACATTCATCAAGATTAAGTCCTGTAAGTGTACATATATCTTTAAAGGCTGTATCTATTTGTTTTTGAGTTCCAAATATTCTAACTGCTGTGCTGATCTGATGACAGTCATTGTCAAAGCAGTAGAGTTGGCTATCCCATTTTGAGAATGTTTTGTATTCTCCATTAGGATAAAAGTAGTAGTCCTCGCATTTTAAATCCATAACATTATAAGTTTAGTTAGACAAACGATTATAGCTACTGCAACAACTGATATAACAATATTGTCTAGTAGTTTTTCTTTCTCAGGTTTTATTGTGCTTATTGCATAATCATTCCATTGGTGCATATATTTGACTTTCTTAGTCTGAGGGTCATACTCGCAATGAAAGAACTTACTGATTTCTTTTGAGTTAAACACTTGTTCTTCTCGTGTTACTCTGTTAATTACTCTAAATTGATTTTCCAATTTTAAAAATGTATTGATTAATATGAAGCAAAGATATAAAAATCTAACATTATAAACACAATTATAGACAAACTTATTAACAATTTAAGTGTTAATAGTGTTTTGACTAGATAAGCAACTTTAAGTGCTGTCTAGTATATTACCATTAAAAAGTTGTGAAAGTGCCTAAAACGGGTAAAGGGGTACTACAAATTGAGCCATATTACGACTACTATAATTAGCAGGTATATTCCAAAGACTTGCCAAGTGATGTCTTTCTTCATAATTCCATTGGCTCTAAAATTGGCAAACGCCCATTGTCAATTATTATACCCACAGCAATTATAGGTTTCTTGGTAAAGTTTTTTGCATAGTTTGCAGCATAACTGTTTACGTCAAAAGCTGCACCTAATTGCATAGACCATAACAGACTGTCTTTATTAGCGTGATAGATTATACTAGACTCTGTATGTATATGTCCTTGACATATTTTTGTGTTCCAATTGATGGCTCTATTGATAGCTCCATTTCTTCCTGAGCTTCCTGTTCCGTGAATATACATAACACCATCTTCTACAAACTTATCTTTCCATATCCAACCTGGAGTACCTAAAACATCATTAAAATCTTTTAGCCACGCCTGAGATAGTCCTGAAGCAACTAGCTTCCTTGAGATGATAGCATCGTGATTTCCAATGCAAACAGTAGCTACAGGCCATTCGGTATGAAAGGGCTTAATTTGTTCTATTGCTAAAGCGAGTTCATCACCTGCACTTTTGCCATCAGGACTTATTTCGTGAAAAGACGAAAATGAATTATCCAGGCAGTCACCTGTGAAGTGAACAGAGTTACAGTTCCATTTCTTATAGATAGCTTTGCAATGCTCAAAAAAGCCAGGCTCAATGAAGGGAGCGTGTAAATCAGGTATGATTAACTTTCTCCTTTCATCTTTTGCCCTGCTTTCTTTTATGAGATCTACCTCGTGAGGTTTTAATCTGTATCTATTATCTCTTGCTGATGTCTGCAACTCCTTGTCCTAAGATTAATACTAAGAATGTTTGCCATACTGTTTCGGCAACTTCTGCTCCCCACCCAAAGTGAGTCATTAAAAAAGGCACTACTATTCCTGTTACTGCATAAACGAACTTGCGACTATTAAGGATTTTCCCTAAAACTACATTTGCTATCCAATTTTTCATTTTATTTATTTTTGATTATTAATTTAATATCTTCTCCACCCAAATTTATTATTTCTTTTATCAGTAAATCCATTGCTAAAGTTGAATTGTGAACAACGTCTTGTTGGCTTCCCTGTCCTACTAGAATACAGCCACGTGTGTCTTTAGATGAATTTCCCCTATGGAATAATATGTAATCTCGGCTTGGTACATCTTGTACTAACAAGTGAACATAATCTCTTGTAGCACTTTCTCTTGGTAATCTTAATCTTGCCCTGTATTCTCCTGTTGGTATGCAGGACACGCTTCTTTGGTTATCTCTAAAGGGTAGTTCTAAAGTATCACAAAACCTCTCCCCATTTAAAAACAACTCTCCAATAGTAGACTCTTCAGTAAATGTATCTCTAAGAATTAAAAGGTTTATTTTGCTCAAACTATAGTGAGTAGATTGCGTAAACTTTAACTCCCTTAACTTCTTGAATAAATTTTCTAAGCACTTTATCATCTCTTTTAACTTTAGGTTGAAATTTAGGATTGGTACTATTGAGTTTTCTTTTTTTAGGCATCTTTGTTGAATTTCATAAACTTATATACTGTAAAGCCTATTGCTAATATTAAAGATACTAGCGTAAGTATCTCGTTGCAATCTGTTATACTGAAGCCAATAGCCGAGCCGTTAGCTATTCCTACTTGTAGTGTGTCTTTTAGATCTGTCATTTATTTTTAATTTAGGCTTTTTATCCAAGTAGGATTTTAGCTTAGTTATATTTATTGGTTTTGTTTTGTAGTGTTTCTTCATTAATCTGAAGAATTTAAAAAGTTTCTCAAAGTAAGTCTTGTTCCCTGTTGGCTAGGTCTTTCAAGGTTCATTCCATTATAGAAGGCATTTCTATCAGGGCTTACATCTGCTCCTGTATTTGTAGAATATTCAGGAAAACTAGCTAAGTTATTAGTTACATACTCAATCATACGCTCTGTATAATATTCGGCAGTATTTCTAATCTCCTCTCTGAAGTGTTGAGCTTCTTCCGTACTTAAAGCATTTCCTGTTTCTGAAGTCTTGGAGTAAATATTTCCATTCTCCACCTTGAAGCGTAAAAAAGGTACTAACATATATAGACCCCAATTTGGGAGCATATCTCCAATATAGTCATCTACTAAAGTCTTATAAGCTCCTGCTAAAGTACCTGCTATGATTTCGTCTTTAAGTTTCTGAGTTAAGTCTGTGCCAAGTTTCGGTTCAACATATAGCTTTTGTGCCTGTCTTACATACGGCAAGAGCAAGTCAGTATCTACATTAAGATTAATTGCAGTTGAGTCTTTAAGTTTTTCTTCTGATATAAATAGTACGTATGCCATAATTATCTTGGTGTTAAAAATCCTTTATTCTTCATTCTCTTTGGTGGTTTAGCCACTAAAGTGCTGTTCTTTTTAGCAGTAAACCCTTCAGACTTAGCTTTAGTGTAACCGATTAAATCAGCATCTTCTATCTTAGTAGTCTTAGATTCTCCTATTGTTGTTTTGTAAATTTTTCTTAGCCAAAAGTGCTGACAATTGCCTCCTCCTTTGTACTTAAAGATGTCATATTTTAAAGCACCTTTAGGACCCCAACCAATTTTCCTGTTTTGTCTTTCACTATAATACCAATCATTCACAACCATCTTTGACATTCTTTGTATATCCTCTTTACGATACATCTTCCCCGTCTTAGAAGCTCCCATCATTTGTCTGCAAAATGGTCTTTTCTGCCCTGTTTTGTTTACTAAAAAATTATCTTGGGCATAAACATATCTTACTCTAAAATAATCATAACTTTTTTTAGATATTCCATCTTGCTCTGACTTACGGCTAGGCTTAGGGCTTCCTGTTGAAGCTAACTCAATCTTTTCTCCCGCAACATCATTTAACACTTCTTCAAAGTCAAAATCTAAATCTTCATCTTCTATCTTTTCTTCTTCAATCAATTCGTAATCTTCAGGCATATCCTCCCCATATTCTTCAATAAATTTATCTAACTCTGTCTTTTCTACTTTACTAAAATCCTCTCTTACTTCTACATCTAATGGTTCAAGACCTAATTCCTCTCTAATTTCAGCTTCTGTCATAACTCCTTTTAAGTCCTCAGAAGTAAATTCTAAAGTAATAGGCTTTAATTGTACAAAGTTTACAGGCATATCCATTTGGTTTACTTGGAATATTTTTCTAAGCTGTTTTACTATCATATCTTGGAAGGGCTTTATGACAGAATTGAGATAGAAATTCCCTGCTGAATTAAGTTCGTCAGCGTTGTTTCCAAGTCCTGTGTCTGACTTTATACCCATAAGCATAGGTGAGGTTACCCTGTGTCCTGATAAGATGTTTTGCGTGAGTAATTCTTGGAGTGCAATATATTGCTTATCTAAGTCGCTAGGGCTTATAGCTTGTATTTCAGGAGTCCTTGTCTTATCGTCTGAAAACGTCAGTATAAACTTTCCTGCATTGTTTTGTCCTGTAAACTTCTCTGTTAGGCTTTGCTCTATTTGAAAACGCTCCTCTTGAGTCGGAATGCCATTAGAAAAATTAATCATAAACGAGCCTGAGAACCCTGAGCTTATATTGTTAAGATGAAACTCTGAAACACGCCCATCAATTAAAGCCCAATTTGCACAAGACACCCAATCAGGTGTATAATAAGAGTTCATATTAGGACTATAAAGACCTGAGTACATAATTTGATTAGGACTTGTTCTGTCATTAACATTAAAAGCAGGAACATAATAAGGTTTATTCGTTCTAGTGTTTGACCAATCTGCTGATATGTAGTACCCTTTAGTCTTTCCCATTTCATCAGGTCTAGCACATCTTATTTTAGAAACGTCTACGTGATAGACTTCTGCTATTTGGGTACGGTCTTTAGACCATACGACATTTAAAGCAAAAGCTCCTTGTAGTTTAAAATCAAAAGCAACTTTTTTAAGGACTTCATGTAGGCTTTCGTTTCCGTTTGCTCTATCCATAAAGTGCTGAAGTTTTGTCCTAGCTTCTAAATCTCTATCTTCTTCATCTTCTATAATTAAGTTTTCCCCTGCAATCATTTCTGAAGTGGAATTTACAATTGCTGCTGTTATTGAACTAGAATAATAAAGGTCAATTAAGAATTGAGGATAAAGGTTTTTCCAATCTTCTGTTCCATATTCTATCCAATCTCTACCTCGTACTTCAGCTACTATTGGACTTGTGCTAGTTTCTAAATTGATATTAATTATATTGTCTTTCATAGTATATTTTCCATTTTATGCTTGTGGTTTATTCCATTCTGAAGTTCCTACAATAATAAGGATTTCTTCGTGAGTATATTTTGTTTTCCCATCTAAAAAATCAGGAGTTGTGCCTTTGAACTTTACAATAACCTTACTTCCATCCACAGAATATCTTAAAGTATCAAGACTACCTTCTATTATTTCATTAAAATTAATGCTTGACACTTCAGTTTCTTCTAATATTACATAGGTTGTTTCTCTCATATTATTTAGGTACATCTTCCTTTATATCTCCAGAAGCCATATTAGTCATTGTTCCATTATTCGTATTTGTACTAGCGTCTACAATAGTAGGGTAAGCGGATGTTCCTGTTGGGTCGCCCATTCTCCACCAACCCTGCAAATCACCACTACTAACATAATCCCCTGTATTAGATAAAAGGTCAATAGGAAGCCCTCTATTATATACCGCTAAAACTTCTGCTGTACTTAAACACTTATCCCATACCGAACCTTCATCTATATTGCCTTCAAAGAAATGCTGTCCAGTAGTATCTAATAAGGCATCTGCTCCGAACATTAAAGGTCTATCACTAGTTGGATGATATACTATCTTACCAGCAGCTCCTGTATCTTCTGCTATAACTTTACCATCCATATACAACGAAGCCTTGCCAGTAGTGTTTGTATAAGTTAAAGTAATATAGTGCCACCCATTAAGCCCTCGTAACTCAACACTATAACTTGTTCCTCCATCTGGGTATAAATATCCTGGCGAACCCTCTCCTGTATCCTCTACTTGAATAATCCCTTTGAATAATGTTTCCGTAGCATTGTAGTTATTCTCAAAGTATATCCCCCATCCTCCACTTGACACGCACCCTAAAGGGTAACGAACTTGAGCATTTCCTGCAAATTCCCAAGTGCTAGGGTTTATCCAAGCACCTACTGTTAGTTGTTCCGTAGGCATTATACTACTATCTTCAGTTGTTATTAACACATCATCTACACCATCAAAGTCTAGTGAATACTCGTTAAAAATATCAGGTGAAGGAACGCCTGTATATATATAATTTGTTGCACTTGGTGCTTCATACTCGGTATATTGTACTTCTTCTTCTCCTGATTTTTCTCCTAAATACAATTTACCAATAGCAACAAGCCCTTGTACTACTCCTTTAGTATCAGCAACAGGGGTTAAGACATCTGTTTCAGTTGCTGGTGCATTTCCTGAAGCCACATCAACTGCACCAATCCAGCTTACTTCATATAATTCATACTTGTAATATCCTGCTGGTTTTAGGTCTACAATACCTGTATACATATTAGGCGTAGGGCTGTACTTAAAGCCTAACTCTGTGTATCTGTCGTTAATCGTTTCCGTCTTTGCATAAGCATAAAATACTGCACCATCCAAGTCATTTGAAAACTTAGCCAAATGCCTTATATGTGCTGAAGTAACACTTGTATCTATTCTCTTTGCTTCAGTTTCTATATAAGCTATAAACGGAGTTTCCCTAATTGCTTGTATCATACTATATAATAGAAAAGGTACGTTTTTATTTGATTAACTTATTTTTTTTATATTTGCCGTATTAATTAAAACAATAAATTATGGAAAATTACAAAGTAGGTCAGGAAGTTACAATAATCAAGGACTACGGACATTTTATGAAAGAAGTAGTCGGAGTGATTAAAAAAATTACTAAAACTCATTTATATACATCAATGGGTAAGGTAGAGATAGAGTAAAGAAAAAGGAGGCACTAAGCCTCCCTAATCAAAGAATATATGAAAACTACTAATTAAGCTGTTGTAGGGAAAGTTCCTGCCTCATTAACAAAACCACTTTGGTCCCAAGGGGTTGTAGTATAATCCTCAAGGAATGCAAAAGGTAAAGCTTCTAAGCCGTCAAAGGTTAAAGTGTAACCATTTCTGTCGCCAAATGCAGCACCACTATCCATAGTACCTGCGTTTAATTCCATTCCATTTGCCATTCCTAATGCAATAAATACATCATGTCCGTTAGCTAATTGAGCATTTAATTGAGCAAAAATTCTTACTTTACTTTTTCCTAAGAGCTTAATTTCGTTTTGGTCCTCTTTGGTAAGTCTGTTTAGAATTATGTTCACCGTTGGAGTATAAAAGATTGTTCCATTTTCTCTTGAACCTGTAATAGTATCAGTAATACTAGCTACTCCAAGAGGCATAACATATTCATAAATCGTAGTAGCGTTCCAATCAATCGCATCTATTTCTAAAGGATTTGAGCCGTCATAAGTATAAGATACATCTTCATCATATACTGAGAAGAATATTTTTTTTACGCCTCCTGATATGCGATTACAATCAAGTCCTCTTCCGCGTGTAAGTGCTGTACATGCCATGTTTTTATTTTTTTAAAAGTTAAAAAGTAGGGAGCTTTTACACTCCCTTCTTTGTGTTATTAATCTTGATGAACTATGTCAGTACCAACTCCTAACTGAACACCCCCTGAATATCTAGCTACTAAACGCATATTGTCACTTCCGTCTAAAGCAGCCATATCCATCAATGTAATTCTTGTAGCATCTGACATCAGGTCAGTTCCATAGAATAAGTTAGACTTCTCTGCTGCTACTAATTGATTGTCAGGCATTCCAGGACAAACTGCAATTTTATATCCTTCAAATACAGGCTCATAATCTCCGTTCATATTGTAAGCATTAACATATCCTAAAGTAGATACTGCTGATACATAGAAAGCGTAAGTCTTGTTATTCATATAGATATGTAAATCTTCTTTTCCTAAGATAGCTGGTACATTACCTGCCAAATCAGTTGTTAAAGTTTGTAAGTTAGCAATAATGTTTGCTGCCGTATAAGCACCTGAAGCAGTAGAACCTACTACTGTTCCATCTACTGCAAATGCTCCTGTTGTAGCAGTTAAAAATCCTTCAAATTGACCTTGAGTAGCATCTGCTCCACTCCATATAGAATCTTCAGTTGCTTCTGCGATAATGTTCCCCATGTAAGAAATTACATAGTCATCAAAACTTGCAGGTGGTGGTGCTCCTGCTCCTGCTCTCATTTGTAATGCTTCCCAAGAATCTAATAAAGTAGCCTTACATAAGTCTAGGTTGATTTGTAAGTTCTTTGGTTCTAATACTTTTTCAGTAAGAGCTAATGTACCATAGTCAGTAAAGTCACATTCTGCATTACGAACAACAGAACTCCCTGCTTGTCTTTGGATGTTACTCTTATATTTTATGTTTTCTATCATTGTTAAGTAATCCAATGATTTTGCTTCTTTAAGTGCTGCTGATACATAGAATCCAGCCGCTTTTCCAGCAAAGTTTGATGTTGTTGTAAACGCCATAATTTAATTTTTTTTTGTTAATTAATTTTTTATTTATTTAAGTTATACAAGAACTTTTCTTGCTTAGATAACTTGTTATATTGTTTCTTGTTTAATACAGGTTTATCTGCACTAAATTTATTTGTGTTAATCGGAGCATCAGCAGGTTGTTCTGCTAATTCCGTTTTAAGTTTTTCGTTCTCAGCTTTTAGATTTTCTAATTCTTCTTCTGCTGAAAATTCTACTACTTCTTTAGTAGTTATAGTTTTTGGATTTGTGCCAGGCTCAGTTACTTCTTCAGTCATTTCTTCTACATCACCTTTTTCACCTATTTGGTTTTTGAGGTCAGATACTGCATCTTCTAAGTTCTTGATTCTT